ACGCTTACAAAATTAGATTAATAAAAAAGGTTATATTATGGCAACACTAAATTCGGATAAAACTCCACCAAAAACTGATATTAAATTTTCAGTAACATTATCAGAAGAACAAAAATTAGCAAAAGCAAAAATTATAGAAACACCATTTAATTTTATACTAGGTAAAGCTGGATCTGGTAAAACATTGTTAGCAGTTCAAATTGCATTGGACATGTTTTTTAAACGACGAATTGATAAAATTATCATGACCCGACCAACAGTATCAAATGAAGATAATGGCTTCTTACCGGGGACATTGCAAGAAAAAATGGATCCATGGTTAGTTCCGATTCGTAGCAACATGCGTAAGGTTTATAATAAACCGGAACTGTTAGATAAAATGGAAAAAGAAGAAAGTATTGAACTAGTATCATTAGCTCATTTTCGAGGAAGAACATTTGATAATGCAATTTGTATAGTTGATGAATTTCAAAATTTAACAAAACAACAACTGCAAATGGTATTATCTAGATTAGGTAAAGACAGTATTATGATTTTAACAGGCGATAGATATCAAGTAGATTTAAAATTTAATAATGATTCAGCAGTGCATGAAGTCCCTAAACTAAAACCATCGCAATTTGTAAATGAAATTATTTTAACAGATAATCATCGACACGTAGCGCTAAATGAAATTTTGGCTCTACTAAATGAAAAGTATTGATATTTATATAAAAAGGAAACAGAACAATGGACTATAGTATACAAAAACCAATATGGCCCGGAAGTTCATCGTTTACAGCGGGATCAACTCCATTTGGATTTTTTGATGCTGATACCATATTTGCATCTCATGCAGACAAGTTTGCAAAAAGTGCTGCTCAACATCTAGGATATCCAATAATGGATATAGAACTACAAGCCATAAATTTTTATACGGCGTTTGAAACTGCAGCAATTGAATATTCAAATCAAATCAATCAAGTTAACATTGTTAACAATTTAATGAATACATTAGGGGTAAATACCGCGTCTGGATTTTTAAACGCATCTGGATTTACTGGAGCATTAATTGGAAACTCATTTGGATATATAACAAGACTATCAAAAATATACGGAACTGAAGCAAATAGTGGAGGAAACATTAAATGGCAACAACTTAGAGTTGATATGATTCCGGAGCAACAAACATATAGTTTAAAAACTGCAATTTCTAAATCATTAGGGATTACAGTTACAACTAGTTCTGTTGAAGTAAAACGAGTTTTACATAATGCTCCACCAGCTATTACCAAATACTTTGATCCGTTTGCTGGGACTGGATTAGGTTCGCAACAAATGCTAGAAGGATTTGGCTTTGGAGGAATGTCACCATCTGTTAGTTTCATGATGATGCCTATTCATGCTGATCTATTAAGAATACAATCTATAGAATTTAATGACCAAATTAGAAAATCTGCATATAGTTTTGAAATACATGGAGATGATATTAAATTTTGGCCAATACCATCATCTGGCACCGGAAGTTCTATTACAAATCCATATTTTAAATCTGTATATGTCGATTTTATATTTGACGATGCCAAAAACAATGAAGGTCTTTTATTCGGTAATAGTGCGCTGCTAACAAATGTTGTAAGTGACGCGTCAAATATTCCATATACATATCAAACATACAGTAAAATTAATGATATGGGGCGTGCTTGGATCATTAAATATGGAAGTGCACTTGCTAAGGAAATGTTGGGACAAGTTCGAGGGAAATATGCATCAGTGCCAATTCCAAATGGTGAAGTAACACTAAATGGTTCAGATTTAATTTCTCAAGCTCAAACTGAAAAAACTGAATTAATAACACAATTGCGTGAATTTTTAGACAAACTAACTAAAGAACAAATGATTACTAGACAAAATGCAGAATCAACGCAAATGACAGAAATACTTGGTAAAGTACCGTTAAAAATATATGTTGGATAACAAGGAATCATATGGCACTTTTTGGGGGCATGAGGGATGCCAAATATTTAGCATCAATTAATAGTGAATTAATTAATTCAATAATTGATACTGAAATTGAATTTTTTAAACTAATATTAGAGACAACTAATTCAAATACATATGGAGAATCAGATTCTAAATCATATTATGATTCAATAATACTTCCATGCATTATTACAAAAGAAAATAAAACTTCGACTATGGATGACTATGGACATTCATATACGCGCACAGCACAGTTTGGATTATCTAGAGATTTACTTGAAAAAGCGGACTTTTATCCAGAAGTAGGCGATATTGTACTTTGGGACAATGAATACTATGAATTAGATAATATAGAATCAAATCAATATTTTACAGGAAAAAATCCAGAAACATGGCCAAATGGCACAACACATGGTTATAGTGTATCTATAGTATGTGATGCCCATGTAACTAAACAAACATCAATTGGTATTACAAATTTAAGACGCGGCGGTACTAATATTTCAACATATACAGGATAATAATGCCTAGAATTAACAAACAAAATATTGATCAAAAAACAAATATACCTAATGCATCTCGTACTGAAGGATTGACTCCAGACACTGTATTAAATCGATCTGAACAAACAAGAAGAGATGATGACGTTATACGAACTCCAAAACGTACGTTACATGATATTGATTATGCCATTAAATGGTATATTGAAAATGAAATATCTCCACAAATTAAAGAATCAAATACGTTATTAAATGTACCAATAATTTTTGCTAACGGAGAAAAATGGGATAATGTACAAAAATTAGGATATCTTAAAGACGAAAAAGGTATTATACAAGCTCCACTTATAATGTTAAAAAGAAATAGTGTAGCTGAACGAGATACTCAACTAACATTGGATGTTAACCGAAATCCTAATAATTACATAGTATGCAAGTCAAAATACAATCAACGAAATAATTATGAAGATGAGTTATTTCCTAATCCATTAGTAAAACCGACAACGTCGGATACTATATATTTGATAAATATTCCAAAATATATTACAGTTGAATATGATATCATGATATGGTGTAACTTTACTACACAGTTAAATGATATAATCGAACAAATTATGCCATATGGCAGATTTTCTTGGGGCAGCGGCGATAATATGTGCCAAACAACAATTGGAGCTGTTAATTTTGAAACAACAAATACTGTCGGAGAAGATAGACTTGTACGTGCAACAATTCCAATAACAGTTTTAGGACAATTATTATCAGAACAAGAAGCTAAGATATCAACATTAAAAAAAATATATTCCATTAAAAAAGTATCATTTGATACTAATATAGAATAATAATTGGAAATATCAATTATATTAATTATATTTAAAGTAAAAGGAAACATGTTATGACCAAAAAATTAAATGCGGAACATATAGATGAATTAAAACTATTAAGAAATAAATTTTCAGAAATTTCTTTAATATTAGGAAATATTTCAATTGAAGAACATGTATTACAAACTCAAATACAAAAATTAACTGATAAAAAAAATGAAAATTTAATTGAATTTGAATCATTGTATACAGAAGAACAACGTTTATTAGAAAAAATGCGTGAATATTATGGAGAAGGACAGATAGATATTCTTAAAGGAATTTTTACTAGTACCTAAGGTTTGGATATGTAGCAATATATTTATACTAAACATAATAAAGGAAATCAATGGCAGAAAGAATAGTATCCCCTGGAGTATTTACAAAAGAAATAGATCAATCATTTATTGCAGGCGGCGTTGCATTAATGGGTGCATCAGTAATTGGCACAACATTAAGAGGGCCAGCTTTAATACCAACAAAAATTACTTCTTATAGTGAATTTGAAAATAAATTTGGCGGGTTCACAAATGATTCTTATGTACCATATGTAGTTAAAAATTATCTACAAAATGGCAATGTAATTACAGTAACTCGTTTGTTATATGAAGCTGGATATAAATTAACTAATGGTGCAATTGCAATACTACAACAGTCTAGCTCCGGCCAAACCGGACTTAATAATTTTGCTTCATATGTATCACACATATTGCATCCAGTTGAAGCTGTTCCAACAGAAGGTACTGGCAACGTATTTGAACAAACCATAGCTACCTCGAGCGCAACTGGAAAAGGTTTAACTTTAAAAGTTTCGGGCTCATTTACAAATCCATCAAATACCGCAATTGGTTTCTCCGGAACATTTTTATCGTCAGATTTAATTAGTGCGTCATTAAATCCAAACGACAATAATTATATAAACACAGTATTTTCAACATCACCAAAATCGATTGATTATCCGGTGTATGTTCAATTTGAAAATAAAGATTTACATGCAACTTATTCTGTCTCTACTCGTATTACATCTAGTGCAATACCATTTACATATGCAGTTGAATCTGCGTTTAAAAGTGCAGAAACACCATTTATAACATCACAAAAAGTAGGATCGATCACAACCGATTTATTTAAGTTTCATACTTTATCTCATGGTAATGCATTAAATTTTGCATATAAGATTGGAATAAGCAATATTAGATTAGGAATCGAAAAACCCGGCGCCGGACCAAACTATGGATCGTTTGATGTACAAATATATCGAATAAATACAAGTAATATACCGCAAGCCCCATTATACAATGACACATCAACTGATCCAATTGAAACATATACAAATTGCAATTTAGACCCTACATCTACAGATTATATAGCAAGAAAAATAGGAGATAAAAGTCAATCAGTTAGTAGCGCAGGAGATGTTATAACTTCAGGAGATTTTCCAAACATATCTTCGCATATTAGAGTAGAAGTTACAGCTAATGTTAAAAACAAATTAATTAGCAAAACATTGGTACCATTTGGATTTCGTTCTATGAAA